CTTTGATCAATGACCCCTACTTTGTTTCGATTATTAGATAACCCCGTAAATTAGTTTATATTATGAAATTAAATGCATTAAATTTGACCTTAGGTATAGTATCTGAGGTCATCGACACAAAGAACGGTAACAACGACTACAAGGTAGTTGTGTTTGAGCCAACAATGGTTGAGACTGATAGTGAGATGACTATCATCGACTTTGAGGCCAAGGTTGTTCCCGTTACGCAAGCTAAAGTGATTGAGAAATCTATTAAGGCAGGGAAGATTGTCAAGATGAACGCTGTTCCTCGTAGATAGTTCTT